ATAGGAGAATGAGAATGACTAGGGAAACAACAGACACAGGACACACATTTGAATCAGCTTACTGGACCGGAGATATCTTTGATGTAGAACGAGAGCTGAAGAACCTAGATACCTTGGAGCGCAGATGGGAAAACAAAGACGTAGAGTACGAGAGTGTAAGTGATTTTGCGGAGCTTCTGAAGTAGGGTTGACTTAGGAGTTATGATATGTTATACTCTTTAACTTGTTAAGCAGGTGAGACAGTTCAATATCTTAAGGTGTTAATCTTATATTTATTGAACACCTATTAAATAGGTTAAGTAGTGTTTCTTTTAAGTGTTAATGGGAGAAGCTATGACAAACCCTTACTGGAGTGAAGGAATAAAGAAACCTTCTGAAGAGGAGCTTAAAGAAGAAGAGTATCTTACTGATGTATATTATCAAGCGTTTGTTCTGGGAATGGGTGTTAGAGTGCCTGTCAAGAATGGGTTGGTAAAGAGGTTCAAGGATTTTTATAGGAGCAGTCACGATGGTATGTTACCTCTTTCAGAGAGGGAGATTTATGATTTAATCCCTGCTTTTATAGAGCATCTAGGGAAAATCTAAAGACACATTTAAGGAGGCAGGAAAATGTTTAGAATATTAGCAGTAGCAGTAGTGGTATCATTAACTATTAGTGGGGCAAGCAGTTATTATCTTAGAGAGATGTTAGTAGACGAAGTGACAGAAGCTAGGAGACAAGCTACCTCACAGGTAAGACGAGTAGAAGCTGATGTAGCTGAGGCTAATACAGTTTTAAGGGAGAGGTCTGACTCATTACAAGACAACATGATTAGCTATGCTAATGAGTTCAGGGGTAATAAAGAGGAGCACCTTCTATATAAAGAGATGAACGAAGAGGTGTTTAGCTCTATAAGAAACAGGTTTGCAGCTATAGGATTAGAACAGGCAGAAGGGTATGCTGCTAATGAGGCGCAAGATCAAAGGATAGAAGAAGCACAACAAGGGGTTGCCCACTTACATGTTATGGTAGGAGAGACTGACGCTAGAATCTTAGATCTTTCTTCTTTGGTTCAAGAGCTAAGAAGCTTGACTATTAAACCTACTGCGACAGAAGAATATCAGGATGTTATTTCACAGTTAGAGTCGTGTGCTCTTACACCTATAAATAGGACCGAGCAGATGGAGCCCTTACAAAGAGCAGCTGAAGAAGCTAACACTCCTGGTATACATAACGTAGTTGTGAAGTTTGATGTTACTAGAAAAGGAGATACAGTATTGCAAGGAATGGAATCACAAACAGCTCCATCCAAGTTGATGGGGGCTGTCAGCAGGTATGTTAACGGTTTGAAATTCGGTAATCAAGGGAAGTCGATGAGAGGGTGCGAGATGGTTGTTAGATTAGACATAGACAAGCGTAGATACTAAGAAAGGAGTAGACATAAATGAAAGAAATAAATGGTATACCTAGTGTGATCGAAGGGATAGCTTACTATCCTCAGATTCTTGTACCTAACGAGAAATTTAAACCAGCTTTCTATGAGGTGAACTTAGCTGTGTCGGATGAGGTATTTGATAAGTTTAAATCCAGAGGATATAAAAGCTGCTTCCCTGCTGGAGACAGGAAGTATACTCTTGATCCTGTCGTGGTATTCAAGAAGTTTGCCTATAACAAGGACGGTTCTCCTAATGCACACCCTCGTTTAGTAGATGCAGAAGGGGAAGACATTGATATTAACATAGGTAATGGATCTAAGATAAGGGTACAATGGAAGCACATTGAATACAAAGGGAAAGGTGCCGAGAAAGTAAAGAGAGCAGAGCTTGTTGCCGCACAACTTATAGAGGTAGTAGAGTGGGATGGTGACTCACCAGCTACTAGAAACGAAGAACCTGATTTGGAGTTTTAATTATGACACAACAACAACAACAGGCTGAGGAAATGAAGTGGACTTACACTACAGAGGAGGGAAGATACGAAGTAGGTAAGCTTTCAGAACAAGGCCAGCAAGCAGTACAATTATTGGTTGAAACAAACAAGGATGTCCGTGAACTGAATAAAAAAGTAGCGATCCATGTGGCAGCTTTAGCGCAGCTAAGAACAGTGATCGAGAAAAACCTAACTGAAGAAGCTTTGATTGAGGAGGAGGTGGAAGAGGAACTGAGTAACTAGGATGAGGAAGACTACTGATAATCTAGGAGAGAGATTGTGGAAGCTGCTGAAAACAGGTTCAAACATACACACTTATCATGTCCATCTTGCGAACACAATGGATGCTTTTCAATTAACGAAGACGGGTCAGGATACTGCTTCTCTTGTAAGGAGTATACGAGTAGCGTTGAAGCGATCCCTAACATAGAGGATATACTAAAAAGCAAAGGATCTCAGTCGAAAGGTAGAGTTGCTTACACAGCAGAGTCAGAGTTGGAAGGGATGTTTGGTGCTCTTTCTGATAGAGGTATCACAGAAGAGACAGCTAAGAAATTTGGCGTAAAGATTGTGACAGATAAACAAGGCAAGGTTGTTCAACATATCTATCCTTACTTTACATCAAACGAAATAACAGCTTCAAAGACTCGTTATGTAGATCAGAAGTTCTTTTCTTGGAAGGGATCACCTTCTAACACTGGATTGTTTGGTCAGCAGATAGCCTCTAAGAAGGGTAAGTTTATTACCATAGTCGAAGGAGAGTGCGATGCAATGGCTGCTTACGAATTATTAGGAAGTAAGTGGCCCGTTGTTTCTATAAAGTCGGGGGCGGCAGGAGCAGTAAAGGATGTAAAGGAATCCTTAGAATTTTTAGAAGGGTATGAGCATGTAGTACTGGCTTTCGATAATGACAAGCCAGGAAGACAGGCCGCAAGACAGGTAGCAAGGATATTAAAACCTGGTAGTGCCATGATAATGTCCCTTCCTGACGACTTCAAAGATCCTAATGAGATGCTTAAAAAGAATGCGCATACTTCTTTTATTAAATCTTTTTGGGAGGCTAAGATCTACACTCCTTCTGGAGTTTTGAATGTATCCGATAGTAAAGATAAGTTCAAGAACAGGAAGAAGAAGGAGGCAGTACCTTATCCTTGGAGAGGATTGAACGACAAGCTTTATGGTCTACGTCAAGGGGAGCTAGTTACACTAACAGGCGGGACAGGACTAGGAAAGTCTTCAGTCACTAGAGAGATTGAGCATTGGTTAATAAAAACAACACAAGATAATGTAGGGATCATTAGCCTTGAAGAAGATTGGAGGAGAACCGTTGATGGTATCCTATCTATAGAAGCTAATGCTAGGTTGTACATTGATCAAGTAAGGGATCAGTTCTCTGAAGAAGAGATTGACCGTATGTTTGATATCTTATACGATGGTGAAAACAAAAACCGAGTATGGATTCACGCCCACTTTGGAACAAACGATATTGATGAGATCTTTTCCAAGCTACGGTTTATGATTGTTGGATGTGATTGTAAGTGGGTAGTGGTTGACCATCTACATATGCTAGTCTCTTCTCTTGCAGGAGGAGATGAACGAAGATCCATAGATAATATTATGACTAGGCTACGCTCCCTTGTAGAGGAAACGGGAGCAGGTCTTATCTTAGTTTCTCATCTACGCAGGGTAGAAGGTAACAAGGGACATGAGAATGGAGTAGAGACAAGCCTGAGCCATCTCAGAGGATCTCAAAGCATTGCTCAACTGTCTGACTGTGTGATATCTTTAGAGCGTAACCAACAAGCTGATGATCCTATCGAAGCTAACACTACTAAAATAAGGGTACTAAAGAGTAGGTATACTGGAGATGTAGGGATAGCTACACACCTAGTGTATGATAAAGAGACTGGAAGACTGGACGAGATATCTCTAGACGATATAATTTTATCAGCAGATAAGGAGCAAGAGACAGCCTTAAATCTTGATATGATATGACACGATTAGTATTTGACATTGAAACAGATTCTCTTACACCTTCTAAAATCTGGTGCATCGTTGCTAAGGACATCGACAAAGGCCAGCTCTATACTTATGGTCCGAAACAAATAGAAGAAGGTTGTGATCTACTAGAAAAATGTACCTACTTGGTAGGACATAATATCCTGGGATTTGATATTCCTGTCATTAAAAAAATTACTGGAAGGAACATAGTGGGAAAGGATACCACGGTGGTAGACACTCTAATCCTCTCAAGGCTTTTCAACCCTACTCGAAGCGGTCCTAATGCTCATGCCCTTGCAACATGGGGCGCTCCTTCTAGACTAAACTTCCCTAAGATAAAGTTTGAAGAGTACGATAGATACTCAGCAGAGATGTTAGAGTATTGTATCAGGGATGTTGAACTGAACGTGGAAGTATTCAAGTATCTTCAGAAAGAAGGCAAAGGGTTTTCTGTTAAGTCAGTTGTCTTGGAGCACGATGTCTCACAGATCTTAGAAAGACAGACGAGACATGGGTTTCTGTTAGATCAGAAGAAAGCCTATATGCTCTTAGCTTCTTTGCGAGAGAGGTTAGGGGATGCAGAAGAAGAAGTGAGGAAGATATTCAAGCCTAAGATAGAAGAGACAGTGCTTGTCCCTAAAAGGAATAAGAACGGGGAAATTAGTAAAGTGGCTAAAGGAGGTAGACTAACGAGCGATGAATATGACAAAGTTAAATCTAAGAATACATTAGAACCTGTCAAGCGTTACAAGAGCATAGAGTTTAACTTAGGATCTAGGTTACAGATAGGACAATACTTACAAGAGTTTGGGTGGAAGCCTCAGAAATTTACAGAACACGGAAGACCTATTGTTGATGAGCGAGTATTGAAAGGTGTGCAAGGGATACCTGAAGCTTCTCTGATTGCCGATTACCTCTTAGTACAGAAACGCATAGCTCAAATTAGTTCCTGGTTAGATGCGGTCAAGGGAGATGATAGCAGAGTACGAGGCTTTATAAAATCCACGGGAGCTATCACAGGTCGTATGACACATATGAAGCCTAACATGGCACAGGTACCTAACTTAGGTTCTCCTTATGGTAAAGAGTGCAGAGAATGTTGGACCGTAGAAGAAGGTAATAAGCTGGTAGGTATAGACGCAAGCGGGTTAGAGTTACGGATGCTCGCACACTATATGAAAGATGAGGGATATATAAATGAAATCATTAATGGAGACATACACACCGCTAATCAAAAACTTGCAGGACTTGAATCAAGAAATCAGGCAAAGACATTCATCTATGCGCTACTCTACGGTGCAGGAGATAAGAAAATTGGATCAGTGGTTGGAGGAAGTGCAGCAGATGGAGCAAGACTTAAACAACGTTTCCTTCATAATCTCGGAGCATTCGCGACTCTCAAGAGCAGAGTGCTACAGGCTTCTCAAAGAGGGTTCCTTAAAGGATTAGATGGAAGGAAAATTCTAATCCGTAGGGAGTATGCGGCGTTGAATACTCTACTACAAAGTGCAGGGGCAGTAGTGATGAAAGAAGCTTTGGTTATTTTAGATAAGAAGATGAGGGACAAAGGCTATGTGGCTGAGTTTGTAGCTAATGTCCATGACGAGTGGCAGATTGAGGTTAGAGAAGATCATGCGGAAGCAGTAGGCAAAGCAGGTGTAGAAGCTATTAGAGAAGCAGGAAACTCTTTAGACTTAGCCTGTCCACTAGATGGTGAGTACAAAGTAGGAGATAGCTGGAGTGAAACACACTAATAAAATACGATTAGAAAACATGACAATGGGTGAAGACGAGAGTTCTTTTGGAGGTTTTTATGCTCACTTTGAAGACGGTTTAGATATTCAATATGAGCCAAAGAATCGAATGTTCAGTGAGGAAAAGAGAACGCTTTGGATACACGCTGATCCAGACGAGGTGAACATAGCTTTCTTCCACGATAACTTTAACCTAGGATTCAATTCTCAAAATGAGACAGGGGTTTGGTTGAGCATACGGGATGCGAAGCTGCGCTACCACGACAAGGTAGTGAGAGTTGTAGAAAGGGACCGAGGTGACTTGTCCGAAACAGATGAAGGATATGATCCAGCTATTGAGCTAGGCATGGGCAGCTGTAATAAGGGAGTTTTAAGATGAGTGTTACAGATAGAAAATATAAATGGACATACCAATCTGGTAGTAGAAATAAATATGGAGAGCCAAGATTTAAGCATGATGTAGAAGAAACCCTTGACGATGTTTTAGAATATTTAGATTCTTTAGAAGGAGTTGAATATTCTCTAAGAGAAGGTGCGACAATGCTTTGGGTGGATTATTCGGGAGAGAGATATGCTTATTATTATACTACTGGACGGTGGTCGCCTTGGATAGAGGAAGGATTACCTAGTAAGCACTATAGATCTATAAATATAAAAGACTTCATGGAAAGATTTGTATTCTC